CAACGAGCGTATTTTTTTGTTCAGAGGCACGATCTTATAGTCAAACGTGCATTGTCGCCGGCCCATTCCACGCTCTGAAAACCAAGGAATAGCAGAAAACGATTTTTTGCCCCGACCCCGGACAGGCTCGTTAGCAATGGCGTCATCTCGAAGACTGCCATTCGTCACCCGGTGGATCGGAAAGGGGTGGCTGACTCGAAGAGGGTTGGACACAACGCTCTCAAGCCAATCCAGGTGATCATAAATTGCTTGCGGTTCCCACTGCGTATCAGAAAACACCGCGCAATTGACTTCGGGAGTCAGCTCACCTTTTGCAGC